GGAAGTCGAGCCGTAGAGGAAATCCCCATCGGTCGGCTTCACGTCACAGTGGTCGCCGGTCGCCGCCCCGTTCAACGTGACCTGCGAGGTGGTCGCAGCGCCCGATGCGATCGAGCTCACGTTGATAGAGGAGGTAGTCCGGTAGTGGCCGTCGATCTTCGTTCCGTACACACCTCCGATCACCAGACCGGAGATGAGCGTCAAAGCCCCGAATACTGCCGCGCCGCGTTTGAAGACTTGCATAATGTAGCGGCTAGTGGCTTAGACGGCGCTCTTAATGAGGTAGCAGAAGTTGCTGTCAAAGACGTTCTGGTCGTAGCTGTAGCGGACGCGCACGACGTTGCGGACGTGCGATTCCTCGCGGTACACGTCAACCTGCTTCGGAAGATCCGTGAGCGTGAGGCCGAAGGTCGCGCGCATCAGGGAAGGCTTGGCCGAGCGGTACATGACCCAGACGTTATTCGTCCAGATATCGTCGAGATCGTCGGTCTGGCCAGCGTCAGCGGAGTTGTAGACGGCTTCGCCGATCAGCACTTCCTCCAAGCGCCAGTAGTCCTTGATCCACTGCATCACCTGGCTGTCAGAGGCATTGCCGTTGGCACCGGAGTACTTGAGCTGCTCGCGGATATCCGGATGGCTCTTGAAGGCCAGCCAGGCATTGTGGGCGAACACGATCACGTTCGGACGGCGGCCACCATTCGACTTCACGGAAGCGATGGCGGTGTCGATATCGTCCATCGGATCGGAATTCGTCTTGTCGCTCCACTTGTCCGTACCCGAGAGGGTGGTGTTGAGCGTGATGTTGGCGGTATTCGAGAGGTAGATGGACAAGGCCAGTTCCTGGTTGACCGAGACGTTGTCCATGGCGACCTCGGTAGCGTCGCGCTCCGGGTCATACGGATCGTCGCAGTTCTTGTACATCTCGTCAGGCACGATCTTTTCGACGGCCTTTTCGGTACAGATGTAGGTACCTTGCGACACGGAGTAGTCCACGCTGTGGGCGCGGGTACCAGGGGCGCGGTAGATGGCGCCGAGGTAGGCGCGGAGGTTTTCCTTGCCGTACTTGGCGTACTTGCCCGTCTTTTCCTTCACGGCGAGCACCGGGAGGATCTTTTCAGCGATGTAGTCGTCATTGCGATACATCTGGGAGAAATCGGAAAGGATCTTATCGACCTTTGCGTCTCCAACACGAGGATTCATATCAGGTGTTTATTTCTTAGGTTAATTAAGAGGCGTCGGCACCTTCGACTTCACCATGGCAGACGATAGCGGCAATCAAGTCGCCGGAATCACCAGAGGAGAGAGCCTTGGCGACAAAGTCGTAGCCAGCGGTAGCGGCCTTGACCAAGTAGCCGGAAGAGTCGGGCGTGAGGAAGTCCATGGCGGCAACCGAGCCACCGAGCTTGACGAGCGAGACGCCACCGACGCGGACGGTACCGGCAGTGACTTTCGAGGAGCCGTTAGGGGCGCCCTGCAAGATACCAACGGACTTTTCATGGGCACCGGAGATGACGGCCTGTTCGGACGTGTTGATCTTCACGGCGCAATACTGCTTGGCGGAAAGGTCGGTAGCGACTTCACAGGTGATGTCGCAAGCGCCTGCCTCAGTATAGAATTGGAGGTCGGACATAATCGTTATTTTTTGCTTGTTAGTTAGAGAGTTCCTTCATCGCCATCTTCTGAGCTTCGGTGATGTTGGCCGCCTTCTTTTCGGCGAGCAATTCGTGCGAGCGCTTCACGATGGCCTCCTGCTTCTGTTCCTCGGAAAGCTGCGTCTTCTTGAGCTCGTCAGCGTTCACGGCCTTCCCCTTTTCGCCGAACTCGACATGCGAATTCTTGGACATGAGGGAGAGGAACGCGGCGCGCTGCGTCTCGTTGAGGGAGAGCATGAACTTCACGGCTTCCTCCTTGGCGTCAGGGCGGAAACCCGCAGGACGCTTTTCGGAGAGCATGAGATTCGTCTCGACGACCTCGGAAAGCTCAACCTTCTCGTACTTTTCCTTGAGGGCGAGATGCTCGGCCAAGGAAACAGTGCCTTTCGTCGCTTCCGCGAGCTTGGCTTCTTCGGCCTGCTTCGCTTCTTCGGCGGCCTTGGCGTCGGCGGCGGCCTGTTCGGCCTGCTTCTTCTCAAGGTCTTCCACGTCCGCCTTCATGGCTTCCTGGTCTTCGGCGGATGCCTCGGACAAGAGCGTGCGGGCGAACTTGGTATCGGATTCGCTCAGCTTGGAGCGACCCTTCAAGTCTTCAATCAGCTTCTTGAGCATAATTGTCTTGTTAGTTAGTAAGTCGATTTCCTGTTCTGACAGGGTGATCGGTTTTTGTTTCTTGAGCGCCGGGGTATTCGTCAGCGCTGCGCCGATGAATACGTTTGGCGTCATCGCGCCCGTGTCGGCGTCCGGGTAGTCGAAGGCGAACTCGGCGGATACGAACTTGTAGAGCTTCTTGGTCAGCTTCTCGATGCCGAGCTCAGTCCATTCGACCATGCCCAGCAACTGCTCACCGCTCACCCTCAAGGTCTTGATCCATCCAGCGGCCTCTCCCTCGCGGTAGTGGCCTAGATTCACCTGCAATTCCGTACCGTACACGTCGTCCTGGAAGTTGCGGACAAAGTCCTCAAGCATCGTAGGGGTGATGTCGAGCCCACGGTCGCGGATCGTGCCGACCCGCAACATCTCGATCTCACTCTTCTTCGATCCCTCGGAGAGCTCGACGGTCGAGGTGAACTCGAACCGCTCGCCCATCTTCATCTGCTTGCAACGTGAGATGGCGACCGCGATGGCTTTACCGTCGTCCATCCCTTCTTTCTTCAAGGCATTGAAGATGTCCAGGCACTTCGTTTTTTGCTTCGCCGCCATTCCCTTCACTCCAGGAAACGACTTTTCGAAGTCAGCGACGGATTTATACATAGCGTTTAGGCCACCTCGTCGCCTTCCTCACCTTCGCCATCCTCATCCTCGGAGCCTTCCTCAGATTCCTCATCGGATTCGTCTTCGGATTCGTCTTCGGATTCCTCATCCCCTGCGCTTTCATCTTGCGACGGCGCGACCGGAGCGATGCTCGAGCCGTCCGCGGCAGTAACAAAGCCATTCTGGATGAACAAGGACAGCGTATCCACGTCAAGTGTAACATGCTCGCCCTTCTTGTAGGTCGTGCCGTTGTGCTTGACGTTCAGCGCCATCACCACGCCGCCCTCGGCAGATCCGGACTTCGCGGCCTCGATCACCTGTTCGGCGGTCTTGCCCGGAAGCGTCACGAACCCGTTGGAGAGGAATTCGGCGAGCGTCGCCTCGTCGAGACTGACGCTTTCGCCCTTCTTGTAGCGGACGCCATTGTGCTTGACGTCAACGGCCATGACGTAGCCAGAGGCACCCACGACCTCGCCTTCCTTCGCATCCAACATGGCCTTGAGCTCCTTGTTGGTGAGGTTTTCGTCGGCAACGATGCCGCGAGCCTTCAACTCTTCGATCAGTTCTTTCTTGGTCATAATAAAGTGGTTATTTAGTTTTCCAGCTTGCGCCGGATGGCGTCCTGCGCCTCCTTGCCGGATTCCGCGACAGGCCGCTTGAGCTGCTTGTACGCGTTCACGACCGGCCTTCCGTCTACGGTGTCGAAGCTATCCTGGATAGACTTCGGGATTCCCGTGACTTCCGGCTGCTCGTCATCTTCGGCAAAGATAGGCACCCACAGCCCGCGACAATGCGAGTGGACGATGTCGAGACGAGCCATAGGATCGTCCGGCTTCACCACACGCTCATCGAGAGCAAGGCACATGGCGCACGTCCGCGCATCGAGCACTTCCGACCGTTGGAAGGCGACGATACGGGATACGTTGTCAAACATAACGGACGCCCGGCCGCGATTGATATATTGGCCTACGACCGTTCCTGACGTGTTAATGATAGCACGGGAAGCCTCATCGCTTACACGGCTGCGCACGCTCGAAACGATGGCCGACACGGCCGCCCCGGCGGCAAGCCCGTCGAGGATCGCACCCTTGGTCACGTTCTCAAGGTTATCGGCATACGCATCGGCGATCAGCTTGGAATCCGTGTTCATGATCTGCGTGATCTCGAGCGGAGTGCCTGGACGCCCCAGCTTCAATTCCGTCGCCGCCATGTCCTTGCCGAAGTCAAAGGACTTCTTGACGTATTTGTTCAGGATGGCGCGGATATCCGTCCGGAACATGAAAAGGATGGCCGCGATGGCAAGGATGTCCCCTGCGTCCAGCTTCTTTTTCGTCTGTTGCGCGACGCGGTCGATCTCCGGACGCGTGACGGCCATGATTTCCTCCTCCATTCCCGTCTGGATGGTGTTCATCTCGCCATTGAGCGTCTCGAAATCGATCCGGCGTTCCTGCATGGACAGCTTGCGCGTCATCGGCTTGAACGGAACCTCGGAAAGATGCTCGTAATGGCACACTTCCTTGAAGTCGAACGCCTTGGAGCGCTTCACCGCGATTCCCGTCTGAGCCACCTTGCGCCATTCGCCAAGGTTTTTCTCAAGGCTCGCCTTGTTCGCCATCGCCCGCTCAAGGCGGGATTGCAAGCGCGCCTTCCGGTCAGGGTCATCCGTGCTCACCAGCATGTCGGTGATCTTGGACACCAGGCCGTTGTACCGAGAGATGCGAGCCTCGCCCTTCGCAATGTTCGCGGCGGCGTCCGCCTTCGCCTTCTTACCTCCCGCTTCCTTCTTGATGGCTTCCAGCGTCTTGCGCGTGGTCTTCATCTTGGAATCCAGCTCTTTCAGGCGTTTCTTGGCCTTTGCCTTTTCCTTGATCCCCATCTTCTTCCCCTTGGCCTTCACTTCCTCGCGGATCTGGTCGCGCTCGGCCTTCGCTTCCTCGTACTCGACGCGCTTGGCGACGAAATTATCCATGTACGCCGAACCGGCGCTTGTCCGATTGGATGCGCCGGAATCGTCACCAAATCCCTTTTTGAGAGCCTCGGAGATCTTCTTTTTCGTCTCCTCGCTCATCGGCTTCTTGGTAGGCATACAGGTTATTCGGCTTCGGCAGGGTCGGCCGCCTCCTCATCGGCGTCATCCTCCATCCCGGCAGGCTCCTCGACCGCATCGTCTTCGGGGAGATTCATGCCGTCCCCGGAATCCATCGGCAGGCTTCCCGCGCTTTCGAGCTCGGCCAGCTCGCCCTCGATGTCCTTTTCATCCATCATCTCGATATCCTTATCCGTCAGCTTCGGCAGGCCAAACGTCTCATGGACGTATTGGATAAGGCGGGCATTCACCTTGACCAGCCCTGCGGAAGTCAGGGAGCTGAGCGCACCGCTGAATTCCTGGTAGTCGATATCGCCGATAGGGGCGAATTCAAGGTACGGATAGTTTTCCTGTTCGCCGAAATTGATATCGACCATCGGCTTGATCACCTGGTTGGTGATCTGCTCCTTGAGGTAGCAGGCGACGTCCTCGAGCGCCTTGAGGAAGAAAGAAGACTGATCCTTGGAAAGCGCATAGCTTCCCGTCCCATCCGTCCCAAGGCCGATAAAGGAGGCCAGGATGGACATCAGGATCTGCTTGCTGTGGTGTTCGATTGCCGCCTCGATGGCCGAAGTCTGCGGATTGCCGCTCGGCGTCAGGATCTCCAGCTTGTAGTCCTTGTTCGGGAGCACGACAAAGCCCTGCTCGTTCGAGCGCACATTGCCGCCCCATTCCTCCGCCTTGCTCTTTTCCGCCTCGCCAGCGCCGTCGCCAAGGGTGACGACGGGGATGCCGACGCCCCAGCGCTCGGCCGCGATGCCCTGGATCTTATAGAGCATCTGCTTGATCTGGTAATGCTTCCATCCGGCACGCAACACGGATTGCCCGGTCACGTCGTCGCCTTCCTTGTCGAACGTCAGGATCAATAGCTTGTCTTCCGGGATCTCGACGGTCGCCTTCGGGAATTCGTCGGTCGTGATCTGCTGGACGATGCCGCGACCTCCCGTGGAGATGCGCCACTTCAAGATGGAGTGCGGGATGCGCGGGGCAAGGTCTTTGATGACGATGTATTTCCCCTTCTTTTCCCAGACGATCTCGAAGCAGTAATGGCCGAAGTCGAGGAACGCCAAAGCCTCGCGCAAGAACTCCTTCCATGTGCGCTTCATCCCGAAAAGGCTCTTTTCCACCATCAGGCGGATCTCCTCATCCTTCGGCTTCGTCCCGTCGGTCTTCACCGTCCAACCCGTGGCGAGCAACGGAGCCTTGAGCGCACGCAACGTGCCTTTGCACGTCCCGTCGCCACGACGCATCTCCTCGACGGAATCGACGCGCTTCCGATTCGTCCAATCGCTGTTGTATTCCTCGTAAAAATAACCGCCTTGGCGTTTCGTACCGGAATCGCCAAGCGTGGTCTTCAAGTTGTCGATGACGGCCTTCTTGTCGGAAGGCGATGCGCCGACCTTCACCTGTCCGTCGTTCATTGTTGGTATAGAGGCCATAGTTTAGTTTGGAGGGTCACCATTTTTTCGTCATCAGGTTTCCCGTGATGGTCGTATTGTACCCTGTTTTCTGCACGGGCTGTAGGACTTTTTTCTTTTTGATCTCGCGCCCGCTCAATTCCAGGGCTCCGACGACGGAGTCCGCGCGGTCGTCATGGTCGGCATCGTCGCCCACCGTGAAGCGCAACTGGCGCACCAATTCCTCCATCTCGCGGCGTAGGTGGATCTCCCCGCGTTCGAAGTCAGGCTCGTATATCTCAAGGCGCGCGATCTTGTCCTTTCCGTTCGGCGAATGAGCCAATAGCGGCATGTTGCGGTCGCTCTCATCGATGTACCCGGCATCCCCCGGCTTCGCGTCCGGAGGGTTGAGGTTGATCTTCCGGGCTTTCCAATCCTTGAGGGTCTGGAACACGGCCGTCTGGTTGAGCACCTTTTCCACCCCGACGACACGCACGATGGACTTATGGCGCAACCACATGCGTACGACCTCGCGCGCCTGATCCATTTGCCCCATCCGTCCCGCGACCTGCTCGAAGACGTAACGGTGAAAGCCGCCCTTTTGCCGATACAGGGCGGTGATCGCAAATTCGTCCGCTTGGGCGCTTTCTCCCGCCTGCGGGTCGATGTAGACGACGCACTCGTACGCGAACTTGGGGTCGAGGCTAGAAAAGTAGCTCTTTTCCAGCCAGACCTCCTTGATCTTTTCTTCATCCTCGGCGCTCGGGTTGTTCATAAGTTCGCGGTTAAAGGCACGGGTACCGATCTTTTCCCTGATCTCGTTCAGCCGTTCCGTCCCGAACCGCGCAGGCCAGATCGGCTTCCCGTCCTCGATGGCGCGCCGGAAGATGCCCCCATGCTTCTTGAAGAAGGCGAGGACTTCGCACTGCTCATGGATGTTCGTCCCGATCATCTTGATGAACCCGCGATCCGGATCCATGGAAGGAAAGACCACGTTGTACAGCCAATCGTGGAACTTGGCACGCTGTTTCGGGTTCCGCACCTGCTCATCGTCTTCGGCGTCGTCAACGACGGCCTTGGTCGGACGCTTGCCCTTAACGTTCACGCCACGTCCCTTGCGGCGACCACGGGCAAGGCAATTTACCCCGTTCGTCGTCTCAAAATGCCGGTTATTCCATTTGCGGCCACGGATGCGCTGATCAGGCACCAGATTCCCATAGACGTAGCGCAAAAGGACGTTGCTCTCCAGCTCGGACTTGATGCTCTCGAAATGCGTACCGGCGTCCCCCATGGTCGCGCCGATGTATAAAATCACGTCTTCCAGGCCATACACGCAGTCATGCACGGTATCGATCTTTTCCCAGGTGGTCTTGGCAAATCCGCGAGGAAAGATGATCGCCCCGTTCTTGCGCTTCCCGATCTCCAGCGTCAGGTCGATATGGCACTCCGGGACGTCGTCACTGCCCTTGATGAGATGAGGAAAGAAATACCGCCCGAAGATATGCAAATTCTTCTTCTTACGCAGGGAGCGGATTATAAAAGCAGGCTGATCCGCTAGCTTGGTCGCCTTCAAATCAGCCTTCCATTCCTCGTAGGTAAAAAGATGCGGCATGGCTATTCGTCGTCTTCCTCGTACTTCTTGGCGCGTTTCTCGGCTTCCCCGACGAGGTTGATCTGTATGTCGTTTCCGGTCGGCGAGATCATCATGGAAATGTCCGGCAGGATCTTGTTGGCAAAGATGCCAAGCACGCGGTCGGACTTACCCGCCAAAGCCTTGTAGAGAAAGATATCGCGCACGCTGTACACGCCGGACGCGATCTTCTTCCCTAGCTCCTCAAGGGCGGTCGGGTTGTCCCACACGCCCTTATGCCATTGGGCATCGAGAAACTCCTCGTAGGCCGACTTGCGGCCTCCGCCTCGATTGCCCTTGGCGTGTTGATTGCCTTTTTTAGCTCCCATATGTTTTGTGAATAGACACTTCAAGTGTTCAATAGAATCTCATCAGGACGGCGAGGGTTGTCCTTGATCAGCTTGCCCCATTTCGCCTTGAGGTAGGCGATAGCCTCCTGCTCGCGCTCACGCGTACGGTACTCTACGGCACCTCCCGCGTTCGTCCGATGCGCGAACGTGGCAAGGATACGGTTTTCACGGTAGACCTTCCCGAACGCCTGGAGATGCTGGAGCGTGTAGTCGTAGTCTTCTTTCAGCTTGAGCCCCGTATCGAACCGTACCCCATTGAGAAAAGCCTCGGGACGTACGGCGATGAAGTCACCCACGATGAACGCCCGGTCATGCGCGGGCTTGGTGTAGTAGAACGCATTGGCCGTAGGCGCTACGCCTCCGAGCATGGCCTTATTCACTTCCATCCCGGCAAGTAAACGCTGGATTGCGTCATTTAAGCCAATATCCTTCGGCTTATCTTTCCCCTCGTACCATTGGATCTTGGAAAGGTCATCGGAAAGCTGGATGCAGGCCTCACCCGCACGGGCGCTATCCTCCAACGCATAGTTGCGGCTCTCGCAAAGCCCACCGGCGATGACGACGCTCTTGGCGCCGAACATCGAGTAGCTCCGGACGTCGGTAGCCTTCACATACCAGTGGATATCCTGGTCATGCGGGAAAAGCCGTTGCATGAGCGGCACGCGCTCAGGCCTTCCCGTGGAGATGATGCAGACGCGGTATCTCATAGCTTTTTCTCGGAAAGCCCGCCGATACACCCGCAGGAATCGCAATAAAGCGACAAGACGGGTCTATCCTGCAAGCCAGGCCGTTCTTCTAAGACCTCAAGATGCCTGAAGCCTCCGCCAGCCATTTCATCACCATCAACGAAACAGCCGAACGGGATATCGAACGTCACCTCACGTCCATCGCAGAACTTGCAGACGTAGGTATCCTTCCTCGCGCGCGAATAGTCGATCATATCGTTTTATTTCTCTTTATTAAGCCTTTTAATCTCCCTTTCCGTCTTGACCTTCCGGATACGCGCAAGCTCCTCGGTCATGGGTTTGCAGTTCCACATCTGCCGGAGCGAGTAGAACACGACCGTGAAGCGCGTCGCGTCCTCGCTCAGCCGCGTGATCGGCGTCACGCCGTGGAGGATGGACTGCCCATCGAACAGCGAGACGGAGAAGTTGCCGATCTCGAACGCGAGCCCGTACTCCGGAAAGGCCAGGTATCCGCCCGCGATATTGTTTTTGAACCCGAGCATGCAGGAAAACACGCCATCGAAGTTGCCGGAGTCGAAGTGGTACTTGAGCGGGTTGTTCTTGTTGACGATCCCCGAAGTGAACACCGTGCCGTTCATCCGGTATTCGCCCAAGACCTTGGCCGTCAGCTCCGCGTGCTTGGCGTACCGGTCAGGCGCATACCGTTGGTAGATGCGTTCCGCTTCCTGACCCCACTTGAGCAAAAGCGCATTGGCCTGCGGACTATCCTTCGCCAACCCCGCCATGCGGCAGAAATCACTCCGGAGCGCGATGCGCGGCATGTACCCGAAGATGCGCGATGTGGTCTTCAATCCCCCCGTACGTTCCGTCTCCGGGTAGTCCACGGTACGCAAGGCCACGGGCAATTCCCGTGCCTCAGGCGGCAGGAAGTCGTAGATGGCGACCAATTCCCCCGTCGCCTCATCGAAAAGCTGCGTCGGCTCGCGGACGATCTCCAAAAAGTCGCTTTCCAAAGCGGATCTTTTGACGTAGTCGGCAAAGTTAATTACCGCTTTACTTCGCGTTAGCTGCTGCATAGTCGATGCAGATAGCCAGCAGGGCTTCCGCATTGGTATCCACCTCGTACCGGCTCTTTACACCATCGAAAAGCATCTCGATCCGTTCACGCTCATTTTCCATGAAGAACAGAACAACCTGCTTTTGGTCGCCGTTCTGGTAGGTATCCATCTTTTCCTTCGTGCTATCGGTATCGGCCTTCCGGTCGTCCCCAGCGATATCCTTGGCTTTCCCGTCCAGGAAGGCACGCATGTCCACGGGAAGCGACGTATCGGCATGCAAAAGGTCGCGCACGTCCTTTTCCCAGTCGGCGATGATGACCTGCGCCCGTAGGCTTTCCTCGACGTACGCACCAGCACGCCCATTGTCGTCTTGGGCGATGGAGACGATATCCGTCCGGCTCAGCTCCTTCCCGGCATCCACCTGGAATACCCAGGCCTCCTTGATGCCTTTCTCGCGCATGACGCGCAGGCGTTGGTTGCCTCCGATGACCGTCCCGTCGGAAAGCGCGAGCAAAGGCTTGTACAGCTCATCGCCCGTCATGCCGATCTGCCCAAAAAGGCGCTTCAAAGCCTCCGGCGTGGCAAAGCGCGGGTTATCCACCCACTCCTTGAGGGAAGAAAGCGGACGGATGTCCTTTTCGATTTCCGTGATCTTAATCGGCATATTGTTCAAGCAACCAAATGACGGCCTCGGTATGGTCGGCCTTCCCTTCCTTGTTCCGCACGTCTTCAAGCACAGCCAAGACCTTTTCATAGTCCGCATTCCCGAACGGCAGGATCATCTTCCCGATGGTGGAGACGTCCGCCATGTCGCTCGGAGCCTCGTTCCCGATCCCGGCCTCATCGAGAATATCCTCGACGGACTTGTGGGCGCCGAAGTCCACCGTCATGTCGTCGAGGTCGGCCGGAGCCATGTCGCCGATCAGCTTCATCAGCTTTTCCGGATCGGTCGCGCCGATGGCGTCATTGTCCGAGATGGCGACGAACAGGCGTTGCGCGTGCGTCTTGGCATCCACGACGGACACCCAGGCGGTCTTTTCCCCGATAGCGCCAAGCGCCTTGAGACGCGCATGCCCGCCGAGCACTAGGCCATCCTCATCGATCACGAGCGGCTTGTACGCCCCGTACTTCCTGATCTTACGCACCAGCTTTTCCACGTCGGTATCGAACACGACGCGCGGGTTGTCCCCCCAGGGCTTGAGGTCGGAGATGTCGGCGTACCCGGTACGCAGCACTTTGATCTTTTCCATGCGTCCATTATACACCTAGCGTGCGCCTGCTACGAGGGGAAAAGCATGGCCTGGTTCGGATTCACGAACCTCGGCGAGCGGCACTTCCGGCACAGCTTCTTTTCCGCGACGCGCCGCCTGAAAGACTGGCGTCTCGCGCCGCAACCGCCGCATTGGAAATAGAATACCTTGCGCTCATTGAATAGCGTCTTATTCCTCATAGCTCTTGAGAACGACGAACACCGTCGCCCCTTCGGGCAGGCATCCGCCGTATGCGAAATGGCAATCGACGACCTGCGCGTCATCCTCGTACGCGACATGCTGCAAGGCATCCAATATCGTCTCCACCTTCCCGATGCAGTCCGCCTTCCCCGTCTTCCGGACGAACACCGTGGCCGACACCTTCCCCGGGAAAAGCCGGTATCCATTCTCCCTAGCGATCCACTTCGCCTCCTCATGGAGACGGTCTTCGCTGAACACGGCATTCTTGCGCCGGTACTGGTAAAGACGCCCATGCTTGGATATCCCGGCACGGAAGCTGTTTTTTTTCGGCACGACGGCCGACTTGAGCGTGTATACCTGCTCCATACATACCAAAAGGCCGCGCTATCGCGCGGCCTGTTCGCCTTCCGGCTTTTCCTTCTTGTCCCGAGCCTCCTTGTTGGCCTCTTCCTCGAGCAGAGAGAAATCGCCATCGAACCCATTGAGGAATCCGAGGAAATCCTGGAAGTCGGCGATGTCCTTCCGATTCTTGCGGATCTGGCTACCCAGCATGGAAGCCTCCTGCTTCGACGCGACCTTTTTCCGTTGGAGGATAAGGTACGTCGTATTGATCTGGAGGGTATTGATATTCTTTTCGACTTCGGTACGCATCTCCTCGAGACGCATGCCAACGGTATCCTGCATATGGTTAGGAAGTCGCCGCGATGACGTATGCCATGGCGCAGCAGACGATGCTGATGAATAAGGTGGTGGAGAGCAGCGTGTAGTCGCGGTAGGCCTGGGACACGGTAGATTCCTCGAGCGCGACGTCGCCCATGAAGAGGGCGACGACGAACATGAAGACGAAACCAGCGAAAGACATCATACGTTCCGCAGATTGTGCAGGGCGACCGACGTGACGCGCTTCCCCGTCAGCTTGTGGTATTTGCCACCTCGCGCCACTTCGATCCTCGCACGCTTCTGCTTCTTGCCCTTGAACGTCATGGAGAACACCTCGAGGATCTTCCCTTTGGCCTCGAACCGCTTCCCATGGCTCTTGCGTGCCGTGAATAAAATACTGTCTCCGACTTTCAATGTGCTTGGCATATCGCCATTTGTGTTAATGAGGTTATTCCCTCCCGCGAGAGCCGAATGCGCTTAAGGACACACTCGGACACCTCGCGCGGGAGAAAGGCCAGCCTCAAGCGCTGACCCGTGGGCATAACGCGGATTGCGTCATGGCCGGAGGCGGGATGGAATACCCCGCAAAGACGACGTGAGGCAACGTGCGCTCACGGTCAATGGCCTCGATATCGAGGCCGCGCCGCTTTCCGTAGAAATCGACGGTCACTTTGGCCTCGGAAATGAGGCCGCGATCCGATGCTTGGAGCAAGACGATCAGCTCCTTGTCGGTGATCTCGCTCGTAAGCTCGATCCCTGGCACGTTCTTGACGTAGATACGCACTGTTTTCCTCCATCGTTTGAAAGAGCGGCCTAGGCAGGATTCCAACCTGCGATCCTTCACCGTTGAAGTTGTCTCGGGTTATCCCCTGGCTTCTTGGGGCTATCTAGGCCATTTGTGACTTGCGCCACTGTGAAGAGGTGATGTGATCTTGCTTTCAGGGATTTATTGCCCAACCTGTCATGACAGGAGGATGCACCTTCATCACCACCTCACAGCGAGGGGCGATGTTAATCGCCCTCTTCTGCCTCGTCTAACTCCTGTTGTGTTACCCCGCTCTTATCAATCTGTCTTAGGCACAATTTGCAACTAACATCATTGATATATCTTGTGGTAGTCGCTGACTTTTTGAACGGTTTCGGCTCTGAACATGCGGTGATCGCAAATCGTCCACCACCGACAATTCCTTTGTATAAATGAATGACAGACATATCTTTCCGGCTTTCGCCGCCGTGAGGAGTGGTAGACCGCGTGGATCGGCTGACCCTGATCCTTTGGGTCTGCGGTATTGAGGCCGTGGTCTACTACCACTCGCGGCGACACATGACGCTCATGCTTGTCATTTGGGCGTCATGTCTCGCTTTCGCTCCGCAACGAACGGAGTGGGCTTTCGCCCGCAACAGGCCACATGACAGGGAGGAGGAAAACCCCACCATGCGACCCGTTGCGGACGAACGCCTATTGGCGCGGAATTCATGGAGTGAACCATCAATGCCCGCCAGCAGGCGTCGAGGCGACAGCCTCGCAACTACTGCCGACGCACACGGCGTCGGATGCGACCTTCACATTCCAAAGAGCCGTAACCGCCGCCGCGACGAATGCCGAGACGATGCAGGCCAGCCAGATGTGTCTAAGTGTCGCGCGAATCCTTCCCATAGCGTTTCTGCTTTCCCGGCTTCTTGCGCGGCTTCCGCGCAATATCTCGCATGTACTCCTTGTACCGCTCGATCCCTCCGAGCCGTTCCACCATGACCTTGTGGGAACGATGCGCCATCTCTTGGGGCGTCATGCCCCCATGATAACACAACCTAGCGTGCGTGCGCTAACGCATCAGCGCGACGACCGTGGAAAGAAGGAAGATGACGCTCCACCATGCGGAAAGAAGCAGGAACAGGCGCTGGAACGGATCAGCCTTTCGCCACCCGTTCCGCACCGTGAGCGCCGCGCGTTCCGCGAAAGAGATGTCCTTGAGGCGCTCCGGATCGGTGTGGCGGATCTTGTCCATGTGATCGAAGAACGCCCCGCCAAGGCTCCGCACCTCGTCATACGAGCGCACGTTCGCCTGTCCGACGACCTGATCGCCCTGGCTTCCGTAGAAGATGAACCCTCCCAAATCGTTATATTCCTTCACCTCCGGCTCCTTCCCCTCGACCTCGTGAATGACGAATACCTTGTATGGCATATGCTTTACGCGCCGTAGCGCTCTTTCCATTTTGAATCAGGCGTACAGATGATGATGATAGCATCAATGAAGCCGAGGATCGCCGGGACGAACGTCCAGCAGAACAGCAGGTAAACGAGCCCGATGCCCGGCTTGTCAAGATAGAACTTATGGATGCCGAGGCCACCAAGGAAGATGGCGAGCAGCACCGCGATACCTTTGGATTTCATAATTGGTATATTCATTATTTAATAGTTTTTTTACGCGGCGTCCCCACCAAAGAACGGCGGATGCCGTCTCGGCGCGACGTGCATCAATTCCTGCAATACGTTGTCATGCGTATATCGGAAACGCTCAGGAAAGGCGCGGTAGAAATCGACCTGTCCATAGGTATCCGTCTTTGTGTTGAGCATCGCGCAGAGTAGCTCGCCCGACCAAGGGATCTCCCTTACCGAGTATCCTTTCTGCCTGGCTTCGACCACCATCTCGCCGATGGTCGCGGCCATGTTTTCCGTGTCGATCTGCTTCATATCAGGGGAGAATGACGCGGCCTTCGGAGATCGTGAACCCCGGCACCTCCCAATACTCGCCTTTCTTGAGCACCTCGTGGATCGTGACCATCTCATCGGACGTGAAAAGCGCATGCGAATGCTTGTCCTTGGTGGTCTTCTTGGTAAACGCCTCGCGCGGCACCGGCTTCCCATTCAGGAAGTCCTGGCCTCGGCGCGTGATCGCGTAGTTGCCCGTATCCGGTAGGTCGATGATGAGGCCGAGGCGCACAAGATGCGTACGGTTGCCCGCCTGCGTCTTGGTAATGATCCCCGTCGCCATCAGCTCCTTTTCGATATGCACCGCATTCAAATTCTTTTCCTTCACCCGGCGATAGATCGCCTGCATGACATGAGCCGTCCCACGAGAGATGCGCGAACCGTATCCGATGCGTTGGCCGCACGTCTCGCAGTGCGTGTTTTTATCCGGAAGCTCGTCACCATCTTCGGAAAAGAGCGTTAGATTCAGATTTTCTACCTCCATAGAATTCTTTTATTTGCTTGGATAATTCGAACGACTAGAACGGGATGCCATCCATGGGAATGTCCTGGCCTGGCGGCGTGACCGGCGCGGTCGTAACGGCAGGCTGTGAGCCTCCCTGCGGCTTTCGATCAAGCATGACCATCGTCTCAGCCACAATCTCGGTACGTTGCTTCTTAGCGCCATCCTGAGCCTCCCACTCGCGCGTCTGTAGCCGACCTTCGATATAGACCTTCGATCCCTTGGCGAGATATTGGTTGCAAATCTCGGCCAGCTTCCCCCACACGACGATGTTGTGGTACTCGACGCGTTCCTGCTTCGCCCCGTTCGCGTCCTTCCAGACGGAATTGGTGGCCATCGAGAAGTTGGAGACCTGCTGACCCGTCGTAGTGGATCGCATTTCCACGTCCTTCGTGAGATTGCCGATGAGAATGGCTTTGTTTACCGATGCGGACATATATTTTCGATTTATTAGAAATGAGCCCCGTCCGGATCAGGTACAAGGATGCCCATGCTGGCCGCCTCCGCCCTGATCCGTTCGATGTACTCGCTAAATTCGTTCGTATCCTGATCCGTCGTCGTCCCCGGCACGGGAAACTCCTTGCCCTTGTAATTGATGATCTTTTTCTTCAAGAACATCCGCTTGTAGATCTCATGCAATTCCTCCGGCGTGTGACCCGTGTCCTTGGCGATGATGTCGAGGACAACGCCCCAGTAGTAGGCATTCTGCCGATTCGACCGCGAGCGCGATTGGCGCTTGATCGTCACCAGGACATTGTCCCCATCCTCGAATAGCTGCATGTGCCTGGAGTACAGGGACGGATTGTTGAATGTCAGGCTCTTGCCTTTCACCTTGGCCGTGAACGTGCGCTCCAGGGCAGACATATTTTTTATTAAATGCTTAGTAATTCGTCCACGATGGCGTCGATCTCGGCAAGCGTCGTGCGCTCGAAGATGGACACCCGCTCGATGTCCGGGAGGACAAGAGAGCGCGGGATCTCGATGACGTGAAAGTCTTTCACTTTGAGACGTGGATCGTAGAGGCAGAAGTACAGCGTCTCCAGCTTGTCGTTCACGATGAAATACTGGATCGCCTGCATCTCGTAATCGTCCGGGATGCGATTCTCGATCACGGCCTGCAAGTGCTTGGCCGTGGAAAGGCACTTGATCTCGACGGCCTCGATGCCGTCCCCGATCACGCCGTCCGGAGAGATGGCGATGCGGTCGTCATCGTCCCGCGTCCACACGACAAGCGTCTGGTCAACGGCCTTGCCCGTCTTTTCCTCGAAACGCTCAATGGCTTCCTCTTGCAACCGATGCCCGCGCGACATCGGATCTTCGCCGTCATCCGGCAATCCGATACGCTCGGCGATCAGCTCGTAGAAACCCAACTTGCGGTCGGACTTCTTCGAAATGGCGTCATTGAACGTGACATCGACCTTCTTTTTAGAAGCAATATCCTTGAGGCGCGTACCCGTGATCTTGCAGAGACGGGCTTCGAGCCATTCCTTTTCGTCGTTGAAATAGAGCGTCTTCATACGTTTTACGCGGTCGGAGCAGCCTGCGGAGCCGCCAATTTCTTCTTGAGAGACGCGATGACGCCCTGAGCCTGTACCTCGGTCAGATCGGTGTACGAGATGCCGTAGAGCTCACGGATGCGCTTGGTAACAACATCCTTGGTCAATCCTGCCTGTTGCGCCAGCGCGTCGATCTCGGCTTTCTGCTCATCGGTAGCCAGCTTCTTTGGCTTGGCGACGTCTTCGGCGTCATTGTCCTCGCCGCCGATGATGAAGCCGAATCCATTGATGAACGCATAGCGCTTGGCGAACGTCATGGCGGATGCCGTCTTCTGCGGCGCGTTCATGTATGCCTTTTCGTCGATAGGGGCGATGAACGAAACATCCTCGGAATGCCCGTCACGATGCTTGATCGTACAAGTCACCTCGACTTCCTCCTTTGAAACCTTCGTATTGAAACTATGGGAGAAGCCGTACTTTTGGCGGAGGTCGCGCGTCTTCTGGTCGATGAACTCGAGCGGCGCGAACTTGTAGCGCAACGTCGTCTTGTCCTTTTCCCGGACTTCCTGCTTTTTCTCGATCACCGGGCATTCCGCCTGGAGCAAGGCCATTTCCCGGAAGTACGCCTCACGCGCCTGCTCGGCACGCAGATCCTTCCGCATCCCCATGAGCCGCTCGAGCACGCCGACGTCCACCTTGTTCGTGATCGCAAGCTGCATGAGCGCCTGGATGCCATCCGCACCCTGCCCTTGCGCCTGATCCGCCACCTCTCCACCACCGTCGAGCGGCATGATCGCCTGCTCAGTTTTCTTTTTCGTCATAGATATGAGTTACGTTGTGTACATTAGAGGCACCTTGTCGCACGTCAGGCAGTAGCCATTCTCGTCGATGAACTCGACCTCGATCTGGCTAACACAAACCCGACCGCATGACGGGCACGCGATTGGCTCAGTCATATGTTTTTCGTTAGTGGCTTATGTCATTATTGTGACATGTTAGCCCTAACGTGTCAACATGTTTACTTTACCGACTTCTTCCGTCCCATCTGGCGAATGCGCTTGAAGTAGTCCGATCCGCGCGTCGCCTTCAACATCTCGCCAGTCTTCTTCCCGCGAGCTTGCGAAAGCCCGGGATTCCGACGGGCGGCTTCCTTACCGCCGAGGCTGCCAAAATAGGCGGCGGCCTCCCTCATCTTTTTTTCATCCATACATCTGGTACGCATCCATCCTTGCACCCGAAAGCGATTTTACGATCCCGAGCCAGTCGATGCGCGTTTTATCAATTAGCTTGTTAGAAGCACGCATCATATACGTCGCTTGAATCCGTTTGGCCGCATCCTCGATATCGCATGCCATGCGGATATCGTAGATAGCATCCCCAAACAGGGCATCGTCCATGACGATGTCTTCATGTACCACCGCCGTCTCAAGCGTGCGGAATTTCCGGCGGTTTCGTTGCTTGGCATTCAAATCCATATTTTTGTTTCACGTGGAGCAAATCAGCGCGCCTTTGCCGAGCCACGAATGAGGTGGCAAGGAGCACACAGCCAAACCACGGTAAGCGGTTCAGAATGATCCTCGTGATGCTTTTCGAGAATGCGACGCTTACCGCAGTCCCCACATCGAGATCGGCGCTTTAGCTTCCCTCGATGTTGATAGACGTTGGCATATGCGCGCGCCCTGCTTTTCTTTTTCTGTTCCTCAGTGAGTTCCTTATAGGAAGGACGCCAACCTCGCTGGTAAGCGTTATGACACTTCCGGCAGTACCTCTGCCCCGGTCGCCGCTGAACACGCTTTTTACATTTAGAGCATTGTTTCATGGCGTCCAGTATATCAAGAAACATCCGCGCGGCGGCCGGAGTGGTGAAGTCGAAACCTCTCCACACCGGCCACCGCCCTCCTGACAGCCAGTATTTCGGCTATCTATAGAGATTATGACATGTTAGCGGTAACGTGTCAAGAGTTATCCGGAACGAACTCGTACGCCTCGACGGTGTAGCCCTCATGCGCGAGCGCGTGCTCCATGGAGTAGGCGAGGCAGTGCTTGGCGAACCATTCATAGACGCCGTTCTTTCCCTCGACGATAGCCTTGAGCTCGCCGTCCTTCCGGATGATCGCCATGTATTGCGTGTTCACCAAGGAATCCTTGTAGGTATCCAACGAATAGGTATCGATGACGCAACGCTTCAACATACAGACGCAGTCGGAGGCCGAGAGCGTCCAACCCTTCCAGAGAGGATTCCGCATCCCTTCAAAATGGCTTTGCCATTCCCGGAGCGGCACGTTGTTCAGATGCTCATCCTCCTGAATCAGCCTCCACCATTCCGCCCGGTCGCGCCCCTTATAGGTATCGCCTAGCTTGATCGCCATCGCGTGGTAAAGCAGGCGGTATTTGTTGTTGTGCGGCAACTTGTTCCAAGTGATTTACTCCATAGTGTTTTTTATTTCGTCTTAATGAGTTTTGCGGCCTTCACATCGACCGCGAGCCACATGCGCCCCTGCGTATCCGGGAACGTGGAATGCAGATAGTCGATCTCGAGCTTCCCGAGCGCCCGGAACGGATAGACGCCGTGGACATGGCCGTGCGTGTAGAAATTCTCCTTGAGGAACCTGACGCGCTCATCGTCCATCGGAACGTAGAGCTGGACGTACTCCTTCATGCTTCCACGCCCAATGTGCGCGGAAGATGGACGGACGCCCGTCAGATACTCAAACACCTGCATGGCGTTTTTCGTTTCGGTCTTCATAGAAATGCGGCTTAGCGCAGATAGGCGCACGGATTGATCTTGAAACCGCGCTTGCCGTACTTCTTGGCGATCCGCATGCCTTCGGCGTCAAGGACGTCGAGGAACGGCTGGATGCGGAACCGGCACTCGTCATATCCGATCTTCCCGGCGCGCAGCAGGGCGCGGAGCTCCTCCGCCTGCGTGCGCGCATCCTGCACGGTGATCGTTTCGGTGGTCATAGGACGTAGTCTTTATAGCTGACCCCGTTCACTTTCTGCTCGCGGAGATCGACATAGAGCGTCTCGTACTCTTCCTCATCGACGTCCGGCTGGATGCCGAAGCCCGTAAGCCCGAGGACATCGTCCTGGATCATTTCACAAAAGATGACGCGGGCAAGGTAATAAGGATCGCTCCATCGGGACTTGCCCCGGATCAGCGCGGCCTTGAGGACTTCCGGCAACCCGTTCCCTCCCCAGTGCGAGTAAAAACAAATCTGCTTGCCGTCCCCGTACTCGAGGACGATGTTCGTGCGTGCGCCCATATGTGTTGCGTGTTCGTGAGTGAGTAATGGTATCGGGCGGATTCCGCCAGCCGAGGCCAGCCGTTCCGCCCGATCCCGAAAGGTCGATGCTCTCAACCTTATGTCTATATTATGACGTGTTAGGTCTAACGTGTCAAGTGGGCTAATTAGAGACGAATTTGTTGTAAAAGTCAATGCGTCCCTTTGTCTTCTGCTCGCCCTCGATAATCCCCTGGCAGACCCAGCGCGTTCCTCCTTTGAGCTTCTTGATCGCCGCCTTGGTAGCGCAAGTAAGGTCGTCGGCGCACTTGGTCGTGACGTCGGGATGCCACCGGCTATTGAACATGAAGTATCCCCGGTCAACCGATCCGGGCGCGGACGTGTTCCCTGCCGAATTCCGCATGCTGACCCCGAACGAGCTTTCGCAATCGGCGAGCGCCAAAAGGTACGGGATATCCTTGACCCCCTCGGCCTTGGCGATGGCCACGATCTTGTTGGCGACCTCAATCTGTTTCTTGGAATGCTTGGGGCTGAACGGCTTATGGTATGCGGCCTGCTTGGCCTTCGGCTTCCGGCTTTCCTCCCAAGCCTTCCATTCGGCGTCCAGCTCCGGCGTGGAACAGCGCCACTCCGTAGCCCCTACCTTCGGCCAAGCGCACCCCGTGTCCGCTTTCTGGACATCGGCCGCCACCGGGAGCGTATTGCCGCCCACAGAGGCTTCCACGGGCTTCAAAAGCCCGACGACGATGGAATGCGCGGCGAACACGAAATACCCGCCGATGAATACCGTGGCGATACCCCGCTCAAGGCGAGGGCGCATCTTGGAAAGAAAGGGCATACAGGCTGGTTATTTGGCGAGGACGGCGTGGAGGGCGACGAGGCGCTTGTATTCCTCCGTGCCGGTCTGGCCTTCGATAATAAGGGTGTCGATCCGTTCATTGACCATCTTGAGCGTCTGGGACTTGTTCATATTTGTTTTGGTTATTTGTTTAGCTTACATCTATATTATGACACGTTAGGGCTAACATGTCAATTATAGCTAAACAAAGAGCTACAAGCGGAACCCACGGATTATCCACCCCTGTGGGCAAGTCCGAACCCTTGCTTATTCGACGCGTTAGGCGTATCTTGACCTCAGCCTATGAGAGCGGCTATGATCGTAACGGATACGAAAACGGTATCCGCCTCTATCCTCTCCATCTCCAAGATGGCAGAGCTTAGCCGCTTTCACGCAAAAGCCCGCTCTTAAAAGGCGGGTTTTTGCGTTTCGCCGGGCTCGTGCTCCACCTGCATGATGGGGGGCGAAATAGGTCAAAGTTCCCATTAAGAAAGCGTGGCAACATGCCTCCAGCCTCATTACGCTGGCTTGTTGTGAGAATGCAGAATGTTAAATGGCACGGCCTGGGAGAAGGTAGGCAACCCGTTACAACCCGTAACGCTTTGCCGAGGCCCAACTGCTCCCTGCTTCACCGAAAAGGTGTCGACTTAGTAGCTGCCAGCTTCCTCCAGCCGGTTACGACCCGTAACCAGCGGAATGGACCAAGGAAGTGCATCAGTCCCTGAACCCCCTAACACACAATGGGAGGGGGTAGGGGGAGGGCTGTGCCAACGCCAACCAGCTCTATTATCTCGCTTGTTAGCAAAATACCCCTTCTATGGTGTGCCGTTCCTGTGGCGCGGATATGCGCTTGAAACAAAGGACCGTTTGGCCTGAAAGGCTAAAGCGCCAAGCCTACTTCTTCACGGCTTGGTGGCTCTGCCCTTCCGGGCACATCGTCAACATCGAAAGCGAAAAGCATTGGCCTTCCGAATTCGATTCCTTATGCCCTAACAAACCGACGGAATCATTCCTATGACCTGCATGTTCTGCAATACGCCAACCACATGGAAGATCATCGAGACGGACGACAACCTGATCGCCCTCTGCTCTAAACACGAATCGTTCGACTTGCTATAGTCTCCCGACCTGTACGGGATTCCTGTCCTCGACAAGAGCCAGGCCGGTCTAAGACACCGGAAGTAATCCCCAAAGCAACGGAGCCCCGGATAACATCTGGGGTTTTGGTTATCCACAGACTGTTGACAAGTCAGAAATTCCTGTATCATTGTGTGGATGATCGCTCACGCCTTCATCTCCTGCAGCCAAAGAAATCGCTAAAACCTAGGGCGGACGCCCGTCCCAATGCCGGTGTAGACGGCAGACGGCCGTAACCGACGCCCCGGCAAAGTACGCGACGCGTTGCGCGAGAGATCGTGCAACTGAAAAACAGCCCATTTGCGTGGCTGTTTTTTAATCCGTCTTTTATTACCCGACGATCTTCGCCAGCTCGTTCCCGAAGTTGTCCACGACGTCCGCGAGGTTGAGCCGCGCCGTAGACCCGTCGTATTCCACGCGCAGGACGCGCAATACGCCGCTGACCATCTGCGACGTGTCGCCGCTGATGTTGACGACCTTCACGGTATCCCCCGGCTGGATCGTCTCGATAGGGTAGTTGGAATTCACCACGAGGACGGTCTTGGTGAACGGATCCTTGAGACGCGCGACCTCCGCGTTTCCCTTGGCGTCCGCGCTCCCGCTATTCCCGATCCCGGAATCCGAGACGAGAGACATGCGCCGCCCGTAGTTCGTGATGCTCGTAGCGTCCGAGTACTCCGCGTCCGTCGGACCGCCTCCCCAAGACACCACGACCTTGTTCTTCGTGTCCAGCAGGGACTTGATCGCGCTGATCGAATCGACGTCCTTTTCCACGGTGAGCCGGTGGTCGGCCGTAACGTCGTTGAATTGGGCGAGATCCACCTGGCCGTTCGCCCGCATCCGCCAATACCAGGTAGACGTGAGGAACTTCGCCGCGCTCGTCACGGCGGCCAAATGCGTCTGCCTGGTGAACGTCTGCGTGATCGATACCCCCGGATTGCCGAGGTTTTTCGTCAGGAAGGTCGCGCCGTAGATCGTATTCACGTCGTCGATGGCGTCCGAGAAGATCGTGTCCACGTCCGCGCCCGCGTAGGCGACGGCGTAGCTCCCGGACTTCCAGAGCGAGCGCGAGAGCAGGGCGTCCACCGGGAAAAGGCGCAAACTGAGCGCATTCGTCCCGGCGCTATACGTCCCGGTGATCTCCTCGATATGCCCCTGGTACACCAGGACGCCGGTCGGGTTGGCCTCGTTCACGGCATACACCTTCACGAGATCGAACAGGTTGATGCCGTCCGCGTCGCCGTACCCGAAATCGTCCCACGGAAGCGCGATAGCCAGCGAAAGGTCGCCGCACGGCTTGTTCACCTCGCGGATGATGCGCGGCACGGAAAGCATGATGTCAGCGCCAAGAACCCGACGGGTAGTGGCTCCCGTCGGGGTAAATACCTTGGCAAAGAACCGCGCCGCCTGCATACGCTAGGTCTTGATGATGAAGTTGATCGAGAGGTACGGGTTGAGGATGCTGAACGCGGCACCAGAACCGGCCGATGCGGCCGCCGCCGTAGCGGATGTCGGACCCGTGGTAGAAGACGCGTCATGGAGGCGAACCTGGCCTGACGCACCAGACCCGGAGACAGGCACGGAGCCGTTCACGGTGTGGGTGTGCGCCGGCAATTCATTTGTGGTGAGCGTGACGCTCTGCGCGCCGCCCGTCTGCCCAAGACCCGCAAAGTCCGAATCCGTCTGGTCTTTCCCGACCGGGAAGCGTTGGCGCAAGTCCGGCACGTTGAACGTGGTGGATCCATCGCCAAGCCCGAACGGACACGTCCGGGCGGTGTGCGTCCCAGATTGACCCCCGGAGGTATTGATGTTCGTCGAGGCGAGCGCGTTCGCTAGCGACGTAGCCAGCTTGAACGTACCGGCGTCGATCTTCGTCACCCAGTAGCGCGTATTGGCGGAAAGCCCCGTCGGGAGCGCGCCGGTCGTCGTGAGGTATACGGAATCCCCCGTAGCCAGGCCGTGCGCGACCTTCGTGACCACGCCCGGAGACGCGATGGAGATCGTCACCGTCCCGAGGCTCTGCACGAGCACCGCGAAAAGCGCGGAATAGGTCGAGCGCGAGACGGCCTGGCCGTTGCACAAAAGCCATCCGGAAGGCTCGGTATTCGCGGCATACATGGTGACGAACCCGGCCGGAAGCACGGTAAGGTCGGTGGCGAACGTAGATACCGTCCCCGCGCTGTCCTTCATCTTCAAAGATCCGGATTCAAGATACAGCCAGACATAGCCGGATGGCGGATTTTCGGCCGGAGCCGCCGCGCATTGCTTCACGAGGTCGTACACCTTCGCGCCGTGGCTCGAGATGGACATCTCGAAGCCGATGGACGTGATCGTCCCCGATCCCGGCAATCCGTCTCCCGTGATCTCCACGGCCGTATCCGTCCCGAACGCGCTGGAGCGCACGGTCGCCCGGTACCAAGTGCTGCTGATCTTGTAGAGGATGACGCGCCCGACGGTGAAGTACGCGGTGTAGTCCGTACCGGCGAACGTGAGCGTATTCGCATCCGTCACGGTAGGCACGACGCCCGGGAACTGCACGATCATGCCGTCGTCATCGAAACGGCGGCCATGGGTAATGATGTTGTTCATCACGCCCTTCGGCAAATGGATCTCGACGGCCGTATCTGCCGCATGCGTAGCGGCCTGCGTGGAGTTGTACCCACGGCCTCCGGAGGCGATGGTACACGTCACGGTAGACCCGGAGACGCTAAAGGCGGAGAGGAGGATCTGCTCATTCTCAATCGTGACCGTGCATTGGAAGGGCGACGTCATCGTCGCAAGCTGCGATGCGAGCGCCGAGGCGTTGTTGATCTGGAACGTGCCGGACGTCTGCGAGCTCAAAAGCTGCGCGGACAGCACCCCGGCGAAACGGTCGAGCAGGTAATCAGGTGTGAAAAGCATATTTTAGTGGTTTTTTCTTTATAGGTAGCGGCTGTAGTGCTGTTCGCTGAACGAGACGGAATACCCGGAGCCCGTGAGCGTGACTACCAGTATGTTATCACCAGCGACGACCTTCGGGATAACGCCGGAGTATTCGACCGCGACGCCATTCACCTTCACGGTCTTGTTCTCGCTATCGATCTCGAGCGTATCCCCGTCCGAGAACGCGCGCGTGACCGTGATGCTGTCCCCGTTTTCCTGGTTTTCCAGGTTGACCGCCGAGAGCGTCCCGGCCGTGACCACGGAAAGCGTGATGACGGGCTCGGTCGGAGCCGTCCCCGCATTTGCGAGGATGAAGTTGGTCGGGCTCGACGTGATGGCGTAAGGCGCATCCAGGATCGTCCGGTCGAGGTCGCGCCCGTACGGGTGTAGCGACGTGAACTCGATAGAGAACGGACACCAGTCGATGTGGTAGTGGTCGCGCCCGTCGAAGATGCCCTCGATATTCGTCGGCCAGCAGTTGTCGAAATACCGCGCCTGTCCGGCGAACGAGATGCGGAGGATCTTCCCGCCGGTCGCCCCGAGCGCCTTCCGCATGCTGTCCATCAGCGCC